AATTATCCTCCTCGGCGAAGCCGCATTTGGAAAGTGTAATCGGGGGCGAATGGAAAAATAACTTGGGCTCATTAAATAAGTGGAGGGCTGGGCAATCCCCGACCAGAATTGAAGGCGTGGGTTTGCCCGACTTATTCTCCATCATTCGTTAAGGAAGCCGATACGCAATTTCTGACCGCGTGGAAAGCGGATTTGAAACAGGCGCTGGGGATGGTGGATGTTCCATTTCCTGATATGGATACTCCAGAAAAGCATGTTAAGATTTTACATGATCGGAAAGAAATACGAAATACGCTTCAAGGAATCCTGGATGGGCCATTTCCGCCGGACCCGGCGTTGGCGGCCTTTGATTATGAGACAACTGGATTGAAGCCGCACGCTGAAGGGCATAAAATAATTTCAGCATCTATTTGCGCGGAACCAGATCAAGCATATTCATTTATGATGCCCTACACCTCTAAAAGTTGCATGCGGTTGTGGAAAGAGATAATGGAGACTTCACGTATGGGTAAGATGGCCCATAATATGAAATATGAAATGACATTTACAGAAAAATACTTGGCTATCCGGTGAAAAATTGGGCCTGGATAGCATGCAAGCCGCGCATATTTTGAATAATCGAGAAGGAATTACCAGTTTGAAATTCCAGGTATATGTAAATTTTGGAATTGAAGATTATGGAAGTGAAGTACATCCATATTTAGAATCCGGTGATAAAAATGCAAATGCGTTTAACAGAATTGAAGAGTTAATTTCTACAGACGCCGGGAAACAGAAATTGTTATTGTATGGTGGGCTGGATTCTTTATACGAATATTGGCTTGCGATAAAGCAGATGGGGGTAATGGGGTGCGTTTAAACAGAAATAATTTTATGGAAGACACTAAAAATTTATATCGCCTCCGAATTTTATCACTTGGCGCAGGGGTGCAATCTTCTACAATTTTACTTATGGCCTGTAAAGGACTTCTTCCTAAACCAGATGCCGCTATTTTTGCGGACACTGGATGGGAAACAACCGCAACTTACCAGCATCTTGCGTGGTTAAAAGTGGAAGCAGAAAAACATGGAATCCCTGTTATCATTGTTCAATCAAACAAGGGATCTATATTTGAATGGAGCCTTGAAGCGGAATTGCGAAATTCCAGTATATTTTCTGTTTTACCGTTTTACACAAATAATGATGGAAATAAAGGAATGCTACGGAGGCAATGTACGGGTCATTTTAAAATCGCTCCAATTAAACAACAAATCAGAAAAATGCTTGGATTAAAACCACGGCAATGGGCACCAAAAGATTGTGTTGAACAATGGATTGGGATTTCTATTGACGAGGCACAACGCGTATTTATGCGGCAAGCAGATCGTGAATCCGTAATAAGGTATCCGCTTATTGAATGGAAACGAATGACGCGACACCAATGTCAAATATGGTTGATGGAAAATTATAAAATAGTCATTCCAAAATCAGCTTGTATTGGGTGTCCTTTCCATTCACAAAATGAGTGGCGTAAGGTTAAGGATAATCCAGTTGCATGGAAACAGGCCATTGAACTTGACAACACTATGCGAGAAGCGGGAATAAATGATTCCAGATTATCGGGATTTTTATATCTGCACTGTTCATGTAAACCGCTTGAAGAAGTTGATTTATCTACTCCAGAAGAGCGGGGAAAAATAATATTTGATATATTTAAAAATGATAAATTGGAATTATTTATTAATAACAGTTCTATTCATGTATTAGATAAGGAAACTGAATGAATATACAAGCCACTACCAACGACGCTTACGAACTTATGCATCGCGGCATTCTGGCACTCCAGCGGGCCGAACAAGCCGGTCTCCGTCTGGATCTGGAATACTGCGCCACGCAGAATAAGAAGCTGACGCATCATATAAAATATCAAGAAAATAAATTTGCTAAATCCGAACTTGGACAATTATGGAAAAAAACTTATCGTGCAAATATGAATTTTGGATCCGGGCAACAACTTGCATTTTTACTTTATAACATAATGAAACTCACACCGACAAAATTTACACAAGGAGAAGGGGGATCTACCGATGAAGAAGCATTAACGAAATTAGAATTACCTGGTATCCAGCATTTAATCCGTTCTCGAAAATTGAAAAAGTTACGGGACACCTATTTGGCATCTTTTATTCGAGAACAGGTTGACGGCATTTTTACATCCTAACTTTAATTTGCACCTGGTGAAGACCTTCCGGCCCAGCACCGACCACCCGAACCTCGCCAATGTCCGAAGCGGGATTATGAGTCGATGAAACTTTGCCGGGGCGCGATATTCCCGCGCATCGGGCATCAATTCCTTTCAGGAGACTTCGGCGGAATTGAAGTAAAAATGGCCTGTTGCTACACAGAAGACCCACAACTTATCCATGATGTAAACCATGGAGATATGCACCTGGATATGGCGGTGGAGTTATTCAAGTTGGATAATCTTGACAAATCCCACAAAGGCGAAGGCCGCTTGCGGCAGGGCGCGAAAAATGGGTTTGTGTTCCCGCAATTCTACGGAGATTACTGGGGCAACAATGTTCCTTCCCTTCTGGATTGGGCCAAAGAAGCAACTTTAAAAGATGGAACGCCCGGATGGGAGCACCTGCAAAATAAAAAATTGATTACCCTTGATAGAAAAGGGAATATCAAAAGCCGAGTTGCCTTTGAAAAGCATGTTCAGCAGGTGGAAGATGTTTTCTGGAATACTCGCTACCGAGTATATACCAAATGGAAAAAGAAGTGGTGGGCGCAGTACCAGAAAAAAGGATATATCGAAATGTTTACTGGTTTTCGTTGTGGCGGTTCGGTGATGCGGGAAAATGAATGTATCAACGCCCCATTTCAGGGAACCGCTTTTCACTGCATGTTGTGGACGCTGATTCAACTTGATCAATATCAGCAGGAACGGGGATGGCGAAGTCGTATCGTAAATCAAATTTATGATGAGATAATGTTTGACGCACACCCGGAAGAAACAAAAAAGGTAGCTCGACAAATAGTTAAGACTGCCACGAAAGAATTACCGGCACATTATCCATGGATCAATGTACCACTGGAAATAGATATTGAGTCGGGAGCGGTAGATACCGCCTGGGGAACCAAAAACGAAATGGAGATGTAAAAAATAACTTGGTTTTAAAAAAGGGGAATATCATGGACATACAAAGATTGAGAAATTTAACAACCGGGATACTCCATACTGAAATGGGGCATATTTATGAAGACCTTGAAAAAATTACAGGAGAATCAGGATTAATGACGCATATGCTTCCGCGTGCAGTGCGGGCGGTTGAACCTTGGCTTCGGGATAATGTTTCAGACTCCCGGTTTTGGGACGGGGCTTTCGACATAACCCATACGGGTGAAATTGATCTTCCAACACCTACAAATGAAGATCGTAAAACTTTTCTTAAAAGATACGCCGCTATGCCGAATCCATTGGTAGGAAAAAAGGTTATACGGGGGTTGCGGCGCACTAAAGAATATCTAAAAGGAATATAAATATGGAACCCTTTGTTCATACGCATACTGGAAAGAAGTTTCACTTTCTCAACCCCCACCCGGATGAAATCTGCATTGAAGATATCGCACATTCGCTGTCTTTGAAATGTCGCTTTAATGGGCACACGTCTTCGTTTTACAGCGTTGCTCAGCATTGTATCCAAATGAGTTATTGGGAAAAGGTACATCAAAAATGGCTTCTTTTCCATGATGCTGCGGAAGCATATATTGGAGATATTTCCACACCAATAAAACAGCAATTCCCAGAAATATGGAAAATAGAAGATCAAATTCTTCATGTTCTCGCAAAAAAATACAATTTAACAATTCCTATTCCCTATGATTGGATACAAAAAGTAGATCAACGAATGTTGGCTACGGAAAAACGAGATATTCTTTTACATAATTTTAAATGGGCTTTTGAATTACCAGAGCCGTACGAACATGCGATTATTCCAGTCAAATCACGTATGATTGAAAAGATGTTTTTCAATCGTGTAAAAGAATTAGGAATGGGATATCTTACATAAAGGAAAAATACATGTCATTATACCATACGTATCGACCACAGACGTTTGACGCCGTAATCGGAAATGAACCTCTCATCCACTTGCTGGAAGAGGCAACCGCAGAAAAAACAAGGAAAAACCACATGCCATTCTGTTTACTGGCCCAACTGGCTGCGGCAAAACCACCCTCGCCCGCATCGTTGCAAACGAACTGGGCGCGACGGGAGGTGATTACCGGGAAGTGGATTCCGCTGATTTTCGGGGCATTGATTCGATCCGGGAAATAAGGAAGCAATCTGGATATAAAGCATTGGAAGGTTCTGTGCGTGTTTGGTTACTTGATGAGTGCCACAAATTATCAGGTGATGCCCAAAACGCGCTTCTGAAAGCCCTGGAAGATACCCCGTCCCATGTTTACTATATTTTTAGCTACCACTGAACCGCAGAAGCTGCTTCCGACTATCCGGGGCCGGTGTATGCAATGCCCCACATCCCTTTTGGAAGATGGGGAAATGATGAAACTGTTGCGGCGGGTGGTAAAAGCGGAAAGTGAAAGCATTCCGAAGGATCTGTATTTTAAGATTATAGAAAGGGGACAGGGCCACCCGCGCAATGCGCTTCAGCTACTTGATACAATTTTTGAGTGTTTCTGAAGATCAGCGTTCCGCTGTTTTGCAGAAGATGGATGAAGTAGAATTGGACGCGATTGAGTTGTGCCGAGCACTTATCAAGGGCGCCGGGTGGAAGACGGTTAGCGGCTTGCTTGCCAAACTGAAGAAGGAGGAGCCGGAATCTGTGCGCAGGATGATCCTTGCATATTGCACAACCATTTTGCTGAAAGAGGAAAACACTTTGGCAGGGGCGATTATGGGGGAGATGATGGAACCCACGTACAATTCTGGTTTTCCAGGTTTGGTGTTTGCCTGCTTTTCCATAGTCTGTGCGCCGGAGGATTAAATTATTTTTTAAAATTAAGGCGGTTCAAAAGTATAATATAATAGGAGGAGGAAAATACGAATGCCGGAAATTACAAAAATGAATGATACTACTTTTGAAGAAGACATCACACTCGACCCCGATGCGCTGGATGTGGAAATTCTGCGATGTGGGCAGATAAGCCACAAGTATATTAAACTCGCAAAGCACCTCCGCGCATTGGAGAAGAAAGCGCATGAAAACGTGAAAAACTTGCGATCGGATTTAATCCACGTCGCAAATCAAGACCCAGAAGGAACTACAGGAAAGGCGAAGCCGAACGCCAGCGATATTGAAGCATATTATCGGCGGGATTCCTTTTACCAGCACGCGAAGGCAGCCCACATTGCCGCAGAGTACGAAGCCGACTACGCCGATTCTGCGCAGCAGGCGGCGATATACGGGCGGCGAAAAGACCTGGAATTGCTGGTTCGGTTATTCGAGCGGAATTACTTTGCCGGCCCTGCCGTTGCCCGGAACTTGACAAAGGAATGGGAAGAGAAAAGCACGGCGGGAATTGCCAAGAAATTGAACAGGACGACGAAGGGGTAAATTATGAATGGTAGAGTTGCTAAGAAATTACGGCGCAAAACATATGGGCAATTTGCATTTCATGCAGAAAAGAAATATACGCGGGATCACGGGAGTGGAGTTGTTTGTCTACATCATAGTGATCCAAGATCGGCATACAAAATGGAAAAAGTAGAGTACTACCAAGAAAAACAAAAACGGAGCATGTAAATGAATGAATTTTTATCAGAATATGGGCTTGTCATAATCTTAGTGGCGTGTTTTATCCCGTGGTGGATTCAGATATACCACAAAAACAAAGCAAAAGGATTATTGCAGGGAATGCATGAATTTTTCAACCAACTTATAAAACAAGAGGAGGAAACAACTAATGGCAAAGAAAAGAACCAATCCCTTTAGAGGGCGCGTAGGCGCGCATTCTAAAAAGGAAAAGGCGGGGGCGTCTTATGGTTACTTATCACTCCCCTCCGACATTTCCGTATTTAAGGAAACGCCGGGGTCAATTTTGCGAATGGATATCCTGCCCTACACCGTGACCGATAAGAAACACCCGGACAAAACCACCATCGGCGATTTCACAATCGCAGGAAAGGGTGATATCTGGTACCGCCGCCCCTTCAAGACGCATCGGAATATCGGAAATGATACGGTCCTTTGTCTCGGTTCATTCGGCCTGCCCTGCCCCATCTGTGAAGAGCGCAACCGGCTTATGAACCAGGACGGCGCAACGGATGAAAGTCAGGCGCTGAAATCTTCCAATCGACAGCTGTATGTAATCAATCCTCTTGCGGTGAAAGTGGGGAATGAAGATTGGAAAAAGCTGGAAAGTAAACCCCAGTTATGGACAATCAGCCATGCTATGTTCCAAAAAATGCTGAAGGCAGAAATCGACCTTGACGAGGATTATGAAATCTTTGCAGACTTGGAAGAAGGATTGACCCTGGAAGTCCGGTTTTCGTCGGAGACGATCGGCGGCGGGCAACCATTTGCAATGGCCTCCCGAATCGATTTCAAAGAGCGAAAATCGCAGTATGCGGATTCGCTACTTGATACCATGCCTGACCTTGACCAGATTATCAAGGATTCCGCGCTTACATATGAGGCGCTGAAAGACAAGTTTTACGAGATTGATGATGAAGCGGAGGAGCCGGAGGATAAAGAAGAACCGGAACCAAAAGAGGAAAAGAAAAAGAAGGACGTTGAACCGCCAGATGAAGATGCTAATGACGATCCGCCGGATGAAGACGCCTGTGTCGCCTGCGGCGGAAGTGGCAAGAATTCCCGCGGAAAAGTTTGTCGGATTTGTAAAGGCACTGGAAAGAAACCTGGTATTGAAAAAGAAGAGCCGGCATCCAATAACAAATGCCCTGCGGGCCATGTGTTCGGAAAGGATTGTGAAGATCATCCCGCATGTGACGAATGCGACGGGGCGCTTTGGGAAGAGTGTTACGATCTGAAAACGGGAGGGGAGTGGAGCACCCCATAATACGGCGAGGGTGGCGGAATGGTAAACGCAGAGTATGTTCCTCCAGCCCTATGGACTTGATTACCCATAGGCCGACAAACAAATCAAGCAAGCTTAGATCATAGGCCAAACGCTGGTGCAGGTTCGAATCCTGTCCCTCGCCATTTATATAAAAGGAGAATTTTATGATACGAAAACCAAAAAAATGGGAACCGCAAAAAAACCACGTATTGGGTATTGTGGTTATGCTATTGGTACTTTCACTGATTTGCAATATCTTTTGGATGCCTCGGGAACCGCCAGATCGGTTATCGTCCTGGATCGCGGAACAAAACCCGAGGTTGGATACTGAACAAAGTGAACGGTATGCAAAACTGATAAAATTTTTATACGGAAAAAGCACACCGTGAATACTCGTTTATATGCCGCTGTCATCGCCAGCGAGTCTCATTTTTGATTTGTATGTCATTAAGCCCCATGAATTGTGTGGGCCTTGCTCAAGTGAGATATCGCTATCCAAATAAGAAAACCAAGGCTGGGAAAACTATCCTCGGCAATTTGGTACATCCAGAGATCATGAAAAAACTGGGGGTAACGTGTCGGGCAGATTTATTTCAAATTGAGACAAACTTGGAAGCGGGTTGCGTGATTTTAGCAGCCAATCTTAAACAAGAAAAAACCCTGGCGTTGGCATTAAAGAAGTACATCGGCGCCCAGCAAAATTTAAAATCCTGGCAGAAATATATGCAAAAAATCTTCAGGTTGATGGCTGAATATGAGGTGCAATAAACAAAGAGGAGGCGGTATTTATTAATTCAATGCACCATATTGTAAGGGGCGAACCGCCGCGCCCCGCTTTTAAACACACAGGAAAGGAAAATTATGGAAAATCCATTCAAACCAACTCGTGCAAAAGGCAAAGCAATGCCAACTGATCAATTTATCGGCGCGTATATCCCGGAAAAAGTTGCTGAACATTTCACATTGCTTGCCCTTTTCCGCGGAATACCAAAAAGTGCATTGTTAGAACAAGCAATTCGCGTAAGCGCAGATGCGATGCCCGTAAAAGAAATTATGCAATTTTTAATAAAGCGGGTGGCGGCAACGTGGAAAGCGGAACTTCTTGCAAACGATGGGAAAGACACGTGGAAAACAGCGGCAGAAAAAGACACGCAATTACAGTATTTTAAACAGGAATGGCGCAATTATCTAAAGAAAACAGTTTCCCTTTCCAATGATAAAATCACTGAAATTTTAGACGGAATGTAAAAGGAAAAATAAATGCAGCGCACAAAAAAGATACCACCTGAAAAAATCAGCACGCAGGTAAAAAAAGTGGCGGAAACTCCTGTCCCGGAATTAAAAGAATTGGACGGAAATTTTGATACCGTAATCAGCACAGGAAGCACTCTCCTCGACCTCGCAATTTCCGGTTCCCGGACACGCGAAGGAGGATTGCCAGGCGGAATCTTTGTTGAAATCTTCGGGCCTTCGGGAGCAGGGAAAACTGTATTGCTTTGCGAAATTGCCGGATCAGTTCAACGCCAAGGCGGGCAGGTAATGTTCCGTGATCCCGAAGCGCGACTGGATAAAGTATTCGCCCAGATATTTGATTTGAATATGGCAGGGATTGCGTACGATACGCCTTCCACCGTCCCCGAAGTATTCGCACCAATTCGGAAATGGACACCAGAACCCGATAATGTAATTCACGGCGTTTTTGCGGATTCCCTTGCCGCCTTAACCACTAACTGGGAAATGGAAGATAAAGACGGAATGGGAATGCGCCGGGCTAAAGAATTTTCAGAGGAGTGTAGAAAAACGTGCCGTGTTATCGCTGATAAAAACTTTTTGATGGTCTGTTCCAATCAGGTGCGGCAGAATGCCGATGCTGGGCCGTTTGGGCAAAAATATAGAACACCTGGCGGGGAAGCCATTGGCTTTTACGCCAGTCTGCGACTCCGATGTTCCGGGGGGCAAAAGATTAAATGGGAAACTACTGTCGCAGGCAAAACAATTAAACGAGTAATTGGGATCACCACGCAGGTTGAAGTATTTAAAAGCAGTATTGACAAGCCATTTCGCATGGCGCCAGTTTCCATTTTATTTGATTATGGGATTGATGATGTCCGTCAGAATCTCAAATTCTGTAAAGAATATACAACCAATACTGCGTATAGTATTGGGGAAATGAAATTACATGCCAGTTTGGAAAGGGCAATTCAACTTGTGGAAGAACAAGGGTTGGAAAAGGAGTTACGAGAAGCCACGATCATATTATGGAATGAGATTGAGGCCCGGTTTGATTCGCAAAGGAAGAAAAAGGAACGGGGGTAAATTTTGATGAGTGAATGGGTATCCATTACAACTATGGAATATAGGGGACGATGTGAAATTGAATTGGAAATTTTTACTAATAGAATCCGGCATAGAAAAATATATGCAAACGGCGCTATGGGAGAATGGTCTCCAGGAGAACCAAATTTAATTCGTAGCAAAAAAAGGAACGCGTATGAAAAGGACAACAGGAAACCACCCACTCGCCATTCTCACCAATGACCCTTCCTTTACCGCCTGGGGCTGGGCTGTCTTCACCCCGAATTGCCGGATTTTGGAAACGGGTTGCATTAAAACGGAGCCAAAAGGGAAGAAACTGCGAGTGCGAAAAGGTGATGATCGGGTTCGCCGTACTAAAGAAATCTGCATGCAATTACTCGCTGTAATCAAAAAATATGATGTTCAATTCATGGTATCGGAACTCCCACACGGAAGTCAGAACGCCAGTGCCGCAATAATGATGGGCGTGGTGGTAGGAATTTTAGAAGGAATCTCCTGCACTACTGGCATTTCTCTAGATTGGTTTTCAGAAGGTGATGCGAAAATGAGTGTGCTCGGAAAGCGGAGTGCGGTGAAAACAGAAATGATAACCGCGATTGATAAAATATACGATGTGCCATGGACGG